GGTGCTGGAATAACCTGGAAGTAACAGGTGACGAAATACAACTACGAGAATTTGTAGAAAAATCAACTTTACAATTAATAAATAGAGATCCTAATGACGGAAGAGAAAACGATGAGTTTTCATTTCAAGGAACATTACCTATGCCTAAAGAATTTGAAGAAATTCGTACAGGAGCCTATACAGATGAAAACGGAGAGAGCCATCGTAGATGGAGAGAGGTAGACGGTAAAAATATACCAGTTTCAGATAAAGAAATGAAACAATTGAAAGAAAAGTATGGATCTGATAATTGGTATGATTGGAGTTTAAATAATTGGGGAACTAAATGGGATGTTTGTGAATCTGAAATATTAAATAATGATATAAATTTCTTTAGCGTATCATTTGAAACAGCTTGGGGGCCACCCACAGAGTGGATAGATAACATCATGCAAGACTTTCCTGACTTATGCTTTATATTGGAATACTCAGAAGAAGGTATGGGTTTTAGCGGAAGGCTAACAGCTCAATATAATGTAATATGGGATGATTTAAATTGGGATATAGATTATGCTTCAGATTGCTGTGAGGGTAAAGTATACTACACTGATGATGAAGAATTTACATTACCTGAAATACCACAAAAAGAACAAATAACATGGATAGGTAAAGACAGGACTTGGAAAACTCTTGAAGATATTCCTGTATATCATAAATATCCAGATTATCAATGTGGTGTATGTGGAGAAGAATGCGAAACAATAATGAAAAATGCAGCTGAAATTAAACCTGCTAAGACTAAAGTAATTAAAATTAAATAAAATGAGTGAAGAAACAAAACACAAACAATTTGATGTAAAAAATATAGATGAAGAATTAAATGTGTGTGATAAGTGTGGAATAATTGTAAGGTGGCATGATGAAATGTATTGGCAAAGTGATTTTTCTAATGATGAGTTCCACGATTGTATGACAAAAGAATATAATAAAGAAGATGATTATACTGCATTATGTGATGAGTGCTTTTCTTCTTTGCCAAACACTTGTAAAAGAAAATGTGGTTGTGAAAATATAATTAAAATTAAAATAAATGAATGAAGTTACTACTTGCTGCGGAAGCAGCTATGAATACAGCTGGATATCAGATTGTTGCACAATGGAAATGTATGCAGATTCAGATATATGCCCAGCTTGTAAAGAACATGCAGAAGCTACAGGTTATATCTGTAATGAATGTGGAAACTGGACTGAAGATCTAGAAGAACAAATAGAATACGAAGAAAGAATAAGAGAAAATGCTTTAGAAGAAAGAGCAGATGCTCATAGAAAATATGGAGAATAAAAGAGAAATCAATAGGCCTAAACCATTGATATAATTTCCCTGCTATATGGCGTGCAGGGATTCTTTTTTACTATTATTTTTAGTATATTCGCCTCCCCTAAATCAAAATAACTATGGATAATAATGAAATAGAACAAACCCTTTTGGGTAAAATAATTGTTAATAATGAAGTACTGGATAAGTATTCTGAATTAATTCATAAAGACTTATTTGATAATCCTTTTTGTAAATCAGTTTATCATACAATAACAAAACTAAAAGAACAAGCAAGAGATATTGATATTTATTCATTATCAAAAAACATTAAAGGAGAAGATGTAGCCTATTATTTAACTGAAATGACAGATCTTGCATTCTCCTTTAATAATTCACTAACATGTATAGCAATACTAACAGAAGAGTTTCATAAAAGAACTCTAAAGAGTATAGTCTCTGATGTAAATAATAAAATTCAAAATACTGAAGAAATAGAAGAAATAATAGAATATTTAAGACAACAACTGTCTAAATTAACTATAGCAACAGCTGACTCTTTAAGCAGTACAGAGAATCAAATAATTGAATTTTTAGAAGACATGGATAAAAGAATGAATAGTAATGGGTTATTAGGTATAGCTTCAGGATTTGAAAAAATAGATAAGTTTACAGGTGGATGGCAAGAAACAGATTTAATCATCATAGGAGGCGCATCATCAATGGGCAAGACTAGTTTTGCTTTAGCATTAGGTTATAATGCAGCAAAATACACAAACACACCCACAGTTATATTTTCCTATGAAATGAGTGCTATACAATTATTAAGAAGATTAGCATCAATGGAATCTGAAATCAACAACAAGTATCTAATAAACGGAACTATTAATGAAGAAGAATACAAAAAGATACATGAAGCAATCAGAAAAATAGAAGACTTACCAATTAGTATAGATGAAGGAAGTATAACAACACTAACTTATCTTATGCATAAGATTAAAGAATATGTAAAAAATAAAGATATAAAGCTTGTATTAGTTGATTATCTACAATTAGTTACACATAATTCTAAATCAGGCAATAGAGAACAAGAAGTAGGAAAAGTAACTAGAACATTAAAAAACTTAGCTAAAGAATTGAATATTACTATAATAGCATTAAGTCAATTAAATCGTGGAGTAGGTCTAAGAACCAATAGTAAGCCCACTTTATCAGATTTAAGAGAATCTGGAGAAATTGAACAGGCTGCTGATGTAGTCATGTTAATTTATAGGCCAGAATATTATGGAATAGAATTTGATGATAAAGGAAATAGCACAAAAGGAACTGCCAATATAATTTTTGCAAAAGGTAGAAATATTGGAGTTGGAGAAATTACATTAACATTTAAAAGTGATATAACTAAATTTATTAATTATGATAAATACAATAAGATTAATTAGAAAACATCCATTAATATCAATGGTGGTATTAGCAACTTTAATAATTTTTACTATACCAATACTCTATGCATTAGCTATTGCATTTTGTGTGATAACTCCTATATATTTAGTTTCTAAAATATTTGGGATTAAGTAAATAATTGTTATTTTTGAAGCTCAAACAAAGAAATTATGGGAATTTTCACAATTGCATTATTCACTGCAATAGGCTATTATATAATACTTTATAAATCTATAGGTAAAAAGAGATTAGCTAAAACACAGACTTTCTGGGATTTACTATTTACAATAGGCGTCCCCGTGCTTTTTATAGGCACATTTAGTGGATTAGCGACAGCAGTGATAGCAGGTGTGATATTCTCAATATTTACATCAATGACTCCTAAAAATTAATGGACAAGAAAAAGAAAAAAAGAAACAGATCCAGACTAAATGAAATTGTGGCTGAAATAGCACATGATTTAGGAATAGATAGAAAACTTGTCAGACAGGTGTTAGTACTCTTATTTAAAGAAATAGCAATAATACTAATTCTAAAGGGTAAGCCTGTTATGATAAGAAGATTTGTAAAATTTGTAGTAGCAGTTAGAATAGCAAAGAAAATTAAAGAAACTATAAGTAAATTAAAAACAAAGAAAAAATGAATTTAGAAGATTTAAAGAAAGAACTACCATATAAATGGAGAGTTCAATCTACTAAGTATGGAAAAACAACTTGTGTAGCATATATAGACGCTAGAGATTGTCAAGATCTATTAGATGATATAGTAGGTCCAGAAAATTGGCAAAGTATGTTCTACGAAGAGAATGGACTATTATTCTGCAAAGTAGGAATATTTGTGGGAGAATGTTGGGTATGGAAATCAGACACAGGTTCAGAATCTAAAGTGGAAAAAGATAAAGGCCATGTATCAGATGCATTTAAACGTGCATGTGTATCATGGGGTATAGGTAGATTCTTATATAGATTACCAATACAAACTCTACAAACAAAACAATGGAAAGGTAAAGACTATCCATATGCTCCAGAGAAAGATAAAATTATATTTGATGGAGATACATTAACAAAATATATTAATTGGAAACTTAAAAATAATAAATAATGAAAGTATTACCATTTGACTTAGATGTCACAACAACACAAAGAGCTAAAGGAGAAAAAGTAGAATACATTACTCCAGGAGCGTATGAATGTAAAATTACAGGAATAACCACATCAGATCAATTAGATGAGTATAAGGGATCTCCATTTATACAATATGCTGTTACTAGTAATGGTAGGATAGGTAGATGTAGATTCTGGGCTGTAAAACAAACAGATAAACCATCCACACAAGAATGGAAAAAGAAACAAATGAAAGAATTTCTAGTAAACGCAGGAGTTAAAGATTTTAAAGATGATAGCAAAGCCATGAATGATGCTGTTGGTAAATCTCTAATGATTACATTTATATCGGAAGAATATATAGGTGTTAACAGAGATACACAAGAGCCTGTAATTAGAGAAGCTACAAAATATAGATGGTCAGCGAAAGAAGGTGAGAAATGCACCTACAATAACAGTATGAATCAGATATTAAAGGAAGTAGATATGGAGGAATTCAGAAGAAGACATTCAGACTGGACAAAAGCAAATGACATAGTGAATTCTAATACTGAAATAGACGATTCATTACCATTTTAGAAGGATATAAGAAATAGAGAGATAACAAATCCCTAGAGAATAAAAAGAGATAGTATGCTAGACATACTAGGGAGCTTTATTCCAAAGGGCGCAACTCTCTATTTTTTTATTATCTTTGCAAAATGGATACAATTTTCATAGCAGGGAATGTTCCATCTTCCAAGAATGGTAAGAGATGGACAGGTAAGTATCTAATTCATTCCAAGACAGTTATGAGATATATTAAAGAAAGTAAAGAAGACTATTTAGATAATAGAGATAAATTTATAGAGATGATAGAAGGAAAGGATTTACCACTAGATATAAGCTTTAAATTTATCAGAAATAGTAGAAGAAAGTTTGATTATATTAACCCAGCACAGACAGTGCAAGACTTAATGGTAAAGTATGATTATATTCAAGATGATAATTGTGTTTGTATTGTGCCTCATTTTGAGCGATACGAATACAATAAAGAAAAACCAGGAGTAATAATAAAAGTATTATGACAATAGATGAAGCAATAAATTTAATTGAAAGAGTTTCTAGAAGATTAGATATTAATTATAACAATCTTAAATCTAAATCTAGAAAAAGAAATTATGTAATGCAAAGAAGAGCATTTATGTATTTGCTTACAAATCAAGATATGACATCGTCACAAATAGGAAAGGTATTTAACCGAGATCATGCAACAGTATTAGCTAATAATACTAAACATAAACAAGATATTAAAATAGGATATGAAGACTACAAAGAAATTTTTGAAGATATTAAAAGAGAATTCATATTCAGAATACATACTGTTGACAATACAATTCAAACATTGTTAGAAATTATAACAGCTGAAAATGCATTAAGACATGATTCTCTTATTGACGAAAAGAGAAAAAGTAAAAAACTAGAAGAAGAAATTAAATATCTAAAAGATCAAGTTAACATATTAAATAAATAAAAATGAAAAGAAAAACAGCTAAGAAAAAAGAGACTATAAAGGTTCTAGGGAAAGATTATAAAGTAGATAAAACTATAGCTAATACTATAAAATCTTTAGCAGATGCATTACATTCACATGAAATTGCTCTTTTGACATGGAATCATAAATCATATAAAAAGAGAAAGACAAAAGATAAGACTGGATTTGAAGAAGCATTACATGAATATGTTCTTAGAATACCAGAAGCAGAGAAAATCTTAAAAAGAATGGAGGAACATGATGAGGAGTCAAAAAAATAGTTTATTTTTGTATTACTTTCTCGTTCGTAGTTTCATAGTACTTTGTTTTTGATTGCACTAACTCCTCTGATAGGGGGGGGGTTGGTGCTATATTTACTATTTATTATTATGAAAATATTAAAACACAATTTAACTCACGACAACTACTATCAAAATACAGATTATGTATCTAATAGTATGTTGAACAATCTAACTGGTAAATCACCAGAATACTTTAGATTCATGATGGATAATCCCCAAAGGGCTACACCAGCTATGAAATTTGGATCAGCATTTCACATGAATGTATTACAACCACAAGAATTTAATAAAAACTATGCTATATTTCCTAAGTTTGATAAACGTACTAAACAAGGTAAAGCAGACTATGCAGAATTTGTTAAATCTAATATGTTGAAAACTGTTGTATCAGAAAAAGACTATCATCTTATAGAACAGATGACAGATAAACTAATGAGAGATTCTGATGCTAAAACTTTAATAAGTAGAGGCGTTAAAGAACGTATCATTGTTTGGAACAATGAAGAATATGATATAAACTGTAAGGGAATGCTTGATATTTATAGAGAAGATTCAGGTATTATAGTAGATCTTAAAACAACACAAGATAGTAGCTATAATGGATTTGCAAGCTCTGTAAGGAAGTTTAGGTACTATAAGCAGGCTGCATTCTATTTAGACGCTGTAGGCGCTCAGGAGTTCTATATTGTAGCAATAGAGAAGAATCCTCCATTTAGCATAAATATTATACA